GTTAGCATAAGACTCTGGTAGGAATTTTTCTTTCATAGTAAATTCTACTTTAAGTTCTTTTTGGAATGTTTTATCTTTTAAAGTTTTTCTGTGTTGTACACCATATTGTCCACGGTAATATCTAACTTTACCGTAAACACTTTCAAAAGATTTAAGAAACTTATTTTCTGAGTAGATCTTTTTAGCAAGAGTTTTAGATGGTGCTTCTGGAAATTTTTCTAGATATTCTAAAACAATTTCAGTGTCTTTATGTGGGTGACTTGGGTTTTTTGTTGCTGCCATATCTATTAATAATATACTAAAAATTTAGCATATGTTTACTGTAAAACTAGTTAAACGTGACGGTAAGTTAGTTTATCCAGATGATAAATCCAAATTAAATTATCAGATTTTTCTGGACAAACTAGCTGATGGACAGCAAGTTGAAGTGTTTATGGGGCTTACATCAGATGATGGTTCTATAGCACAATTGGCTAAAGTTCATGCATGTATAAGAGAATTAGCCAAAGAATCTGGCTATACATTTGAGGAAATGAAAAAGATTATAAAGCAACATGCTGGTCTATGTTATGACGCAGGTGATGCTGAATACTGTAAGTCTTTTGCAGACTGTAGTAAAATGGAATTAGTACTAGCTATTGAAGCTTGTGTACAAATAGGTAAAGAACTTAATCTTAATCTTGGGTAGGTTCTATATAACCTTCATCTCCAGGTTCAAGAACTGTTTCTTCAGTAAATAAACCTTCTGTAGCAGCAACTCTTTCAATTTCTGCTATAATATGAATAAGAGTTTTAAAAGTTAACTCATATTCTGTAAGAGGAGTGTATATTTCCTGAGTTATTGTTTTTCTAAGAATTTCTTCTTTTTTGGCTTCATCTTTTTCTAGTTTAAACACATAGAACATAGATGCTTTAAGAAGATCATAAAAGTTCTTGCTGATCTCAATTTTGACAACAGCATCATCTTTTAATTTTTTTACCTTGATAGACATTATATTATACTTTTTAACAAATATACATGATTATGAGTAATATATTAGACATTGATGATTATAAACAAAAAATATTTAATAAACTTGAACCCAGTGGTTGGGGTAGAGTTCTTAAACCTTTTATATTTAGTTTAGAATTTGAGAAGATTTTGACTGACCTATACAATATGTCTAATAGTGGGCAGAGATTTACTCCTGTTCTTAAAGATGTGTTTAGAGCATTTGAAGAGTGCCCTTATGACGAACTAAAGGTTGTAATGGTTGGACAGGACCCATATCCTACATTAGGTGTAGCAGATGGTATTGCATTTAGTTGTAGTAGATCTCAGAAAGAGCAACCATCCTTAAGATTTATTTTAGATGAAGTTGAGAAATTATACCCCAATGGGTATGAAAGACCATTAGATCTATCAAAATGGTCCCGTCAGGGTATACTTATGCTTAATACAGCTCTTACAACTGAAGTTGGTAAGATTGGCAAGCACTATGAAATCTGGGCTCCATTTGTAGCATACATATTTGATTATCTTAAGAACTTTTGTCCCGGACTAGTTTATATCTATATGGGTAAAAAATCTCAGGAGTGGTCAGATATCTGTGGAGAAAATTGTATTAAATTTATGGTTTCACATCCTGCAAGTGCTGCTTATAATGGGAGTAAGTGGGATTCTAAAGATGTCTTTAGTAATGTACAAGAGACAGTTAAACATTTATATAACTATACAATCCACTGGTGATGCAAGAACTATTTAGTAAAATACTACAACATGGCTTAACTCCTAATGCAGTATATGTATTATACTGTATTAAAGAGAAAGTAAAATGTTCTGATTCAGTTAATTTTAGTCTTGAAGTTGTTAAACTAAAATCAGGCAATTACCTTACAGAAAATTTGGAATTGTCAGGTAATACCCTTAAATTTATACAAGAAATTGAGGGCTACTTCAAGAAATCTAAAAAGAAAACATCTAAAACCCTTATGGGTGATGAGTTTCTAGAAAACATTAAGACTTATAATGAATGCTTCCCAGCTACTAAGCTTCCAAGTGGTGTTTATGCAAGAGTTAATGTAAAGAGTCTAGAGAATGCATTCAGATGGTTCTTTGAAACATTTGATTATTCTTGGGAGGTAGTTATTCAAGCTACTGAGAAGTATGTAGAAGAGTATTCTATTAATAGATACAACTACATGCGCAACTCACAGTACTTTATTAGAAAACAGAATACAGACAAAACCTGGGATTCTACTCTAGCAACTTATTGTGACATGATTTCACAGGATGACTATGAGCCACCTGTATTTTTTAAAGAAAAGATAGTATGATTAGATTTAAATTATTCCTTATTGCATCATTAGGATCATTGGTATCCTGGTTATTTATCAAAACACTTCTTGTTGAGATGAATGTACTGCAGTTTCTAGCAATAGAATTTATAATAGGTTTCTCTCATTATGTATATAATGATATGAAGCTTAGACTTACAGAATAAATCCTTTATTATGGCAGAATTATTTAACGGTGCCCGGGCTCTGAAGCCTGTGAGTGAGAGAGATGCTCTTAGAAAAGCCCTTCTTAAGATGAAGGCTAGAAGATCTGGTGAGCTAAAGTCACTCAAAAGTTCATGGCCCAAATTTAATGATGCCTTCTGTGACGGATTGGAATGGAGAACTATCACCGTAGTTGGTGCTAGACCGGGAACAGGTAAGACTCTATTTATGGAGCAGTTAATCTCTGATATTATTGAGGAGAATAAAGACCATAAGTTTAGAGTTCTTAAGTTCCAGTTTGAAATGCTTGATGAGACCAATGGTATCAGAAAGCTGAGTCTGAATACAGGTTCTGATTACAATACATTAATGAGCAAGGGTGAACCCGTGGATAAGGATCTATATCAAAGATGTGTACAGTACTATGAGGATACTCAAAATACTGATGTCATAGATGTAGTATATGATCCGTGTACTGTTGATGAGATGTGTGCTACCATACATTATTATATGGAAAGACACAAGGATGAAGACGGTAACTACACAAATGCTCTGGTTACTATTGACCACTCAGCTTTATTTAAAGTAGGAAAAGGTCAGAAGGATAAGTTTGAAGTATTATATGCTCTTGGTGAAGCCATGACATATATGAAGAAGCATTATCCTGTGGCATTTCTTATTCTAAGTCAGTTGAATAGAAACATAGATAATCCAGAGAGATCCAAAGATGGTGACTATGGTAATTATGTATTAGATTCTGATTTATTTGGAGCAGATGCTCTATTACAACATGCTGATGTAGTACTTGGTATTAATAAGCCCTCTATCAGAAAGATTAGGTTCTATGGTCCTGAAAGATTTATAGTGAATGATGAAGATCTTCTTGCATTTCACTTCTTAAAGTCTAGGAATGGAACAACTAGGTTAAGCTTCTTTAAGCTAGATAGAGAAAACATGAGAATAGTTGAGATAGAAACACCTCCGCAAGCAACAAAACTTAAATTGTAATTATGAGTAGAAAAGAAAGAGAAAGAGAATTCTTTGCTTATCATCATGATAAGTTTAGAAGAGCTCAAGTAGCTGATCCATTCTTTGTCTTAAAGACTGCCTTCTTTCAGAAAGGTAAGTATGGTAGACAAGTACAGCTATTTGAAAGTGAACTCAAAAGAGGTGAAGACATCTACATTGAGTTTATTGACATTATCAGAGATGAATCTGGTAAAGAACAGGGCATTGAACCAGCTTATGCTGACAGAGCTTTGTTTAAGTGTAAAGCTAATCCATATTATGCAGAAGAGTATGATGTGAAAGAGGGTACTAACTCTAATGGTGATAATTATCTTGCCTATACAGTACCTCTATCAGAACTTATGGTTCTTATGCCAGATGGTTCTGAGATTACACATAATCTATATGAGAAGAGAAAAGCTGAAGCTCCTAAAGAACAAGTTACACTATCTGTGTTTCCTGATTTTGAAGAGCAGTTTATTCCTAAGCTTAAAGAGAAAACAGAGGAACTATCTCTAGATCTTCCTAGTGAAGATGAGAGTATGGCTGAAATTACTATCAGAGACTTTGCTGCTATTATGTGGAAGCAACCTGTTAGTAGCAAAACATGGTTGAATGATTTAATTAAACAACAATGAGTATAGTTCTTCCAACTAAGAAAGTTAAGGCAGAAAGAGTTAATCCCAAGAGATTAATTATTTATTCTAAGCCAAAGACTGGTAAAACTACTGCATTTGCAGGACTAGAAGATAATTTAATTCTTGACTTAGAAAATGGTGCTGACTATGTAGAAGCACTTAAAGTAAAGATTGGTAGTCTTCAAGAACTACTTGATGCTGGTAAGGCTATTAAAGCTGCAGGTAACCCATATCAATATGTTACAATAGATACTGTAACTGCATTAGAAGATATGGTAGGTCCACTTGCTATTAAGCTTTACAAACAAACTAGCATGGGTAAAAACTATGATGGAGATAATGTCTTAACCCTACCAAATGGTGCCGGGTATTTATATTTAAGACAAGCTTTCTTTCAAGTTTTAGATTTTATTGATACATTAGCCCCCCATATTATTCTATCTGGTCACATTAAGGACAAGCAGGTAGATGATAAGGGAGAGATGGTTCTTTCAGCCAATATAGATTTGACTGGTAAGATTAAGTCTCTGATTTGTGCTAACGCAGATGCAATTGGGTATATGTATAGAAAAGGTAATAAGACTATTTTATCATTTAAAACAAATGAAGAAGTAACTTGCGGTGCAAGACCTGAACATTTGTGTAATGAAGAAATAGTATTAACAGAGATGAATGAATCTGGTGAGTTAGAATTTCACTGGGACAAAGTTTTTATTT